ATCATGGCGGTATACGGAAACTGGACCGTATGCTCCTGGGCAACGAGGATTCATTGATGTAATCCGTACAGCATGTCAACGGTTTTTAGTTGATCGTACAATACATGTAGTTAAAGGTAATTTTTACCCAATTGACGATGTTAATGTCCCTAAGCCTTATAGGCTTACTGACAACGGACATATGATTTCAGGTGCTGTTCGTGACGAGGCTCGTCGTGTTTTTATCGACACAGCCGAACGGTACCAGTTTAACCGATATGAATTAAGTCCCAGTGTGCAGAGTAAAGCTGAGTTTAAATGTCATTTACATTACGCAGTCAGTGATCTATTGCAACCTATGCGATTGGATTCGTTACCGCAACGAGCTCTCATAACTGGAATTGATATCGATTATTATATCACAAACCCCGACTATGTCTTACAATACATGCGCCCATGTCTTTTTCATACTTTTAATCCAAGATTGGTTAGTGGCATGGATGGCGAATCACCATACACAATTACTGAAAATGTTGTTACTTATAGCGTTTCAGGTGGTGGTGAATGGAAGCATCCCGTATGGGATTGGTGTGCTTCAGGGGAATTCATTCGTACTAAAGTACATTTGAGATGGTGGGAACGTATTCTTTGTCGTTTGTTGCCCATAGAAAAAGTGGGTTACCACAAAGTTCATCATGCCAGACCATGGTTGGATTGTCCAGAAAGAGCTTTAGTTTGGACAGTCCCAGAAAGTCAACATTGGCAATTTAAAAATATACCACCATTAATCACCGCTCGTCAATTGAAACGTGTTACTTATAGTGATGCGAATAAACCTGGCTGGAATCGAATACACTATATTGGTGATGATATACACGAACCAGCCTATACTAACGTTGTTTTAGTTAGTATTGGTAAACAAGGCCAATTAGTTCAGGCTAAACTTCCTTTAACGTTACTAGAGGTCTTTTTAGGCCTTAGTACTACACAAGCAATTACAACCAGAATGATTTCACTTCAAGATCAATATCCAATATTAAAAGATCGGGTATTACGTGATGTTATTTTACAATACTATACTGGTAAAATTGTAGAAACTGTTAAGATCGACATGCTGATGAAACCAATAACTCCTAGAGTCCACTGGCCAGTAACAGGTGAAATGGATCAACCTGAAATTAACGCGAGATGTTATAGTCAACCTATCGTTAATGACCATATGTTACTTCCAATGATAAAACGTTGGGAAGTGATGTCAGAATCTTTAGAACGACGTGTAACTTTTGTTGCAAACAAGAAAATACCAGCTCAAAAATATAAATATTATTTGAATGAATTTATGGAAGCTATGCTTAATGGAATAACTGATTTAGAACCTTATAGCATCGAAGAAACAATTGAACGTTTGAATAAACCCTCACAACAGTTGTTTCTTAAAGCCGTACTTGAAGTGTTAGATGTTAAACCTTCAGATATAATCTCTTCCTTTAATAAAAATGAAGCTAGCATGAAATCGTCAAGAATAATATCTGGTTATTCAGACATTAAATTTATATTATTAGTTTCCCGTTATTCCTTAAAATTTACGGATGTAATACTAAAAGCTGAGCATAACAAACATTGGTATTTTCCTGGTAGAACACCTCCAGAAATAGCTAAAGATGTTCAAGATTACGTTGTTCAAGAGAATGGTCACGTTATAGAAACAGATTATACTAACTTAGATGGTACAGTTAGTGCTTGGATGCAACAACACATAGGAGAAGGGTCATACCTCCGGGCTTTTAAACCTGAATACCGTGATGAAATCAAACAATGGTGGCATAGTATAATCTATGGTCCAGCTGAAGCTAAAAGGTTTGGTTTTAGATATGATCCGGGTGTTGGAGTTAAGAGTGGGAGCCCTACCACAACACCAGAAAATACCAAGTACAATGCTTTTGTTGAATACTGTACATTGCGTGAAGTTAGGAAATTAGCAACTGCCGACGATTGTTTCTCTATGATAGGTCCTAAAGCAGGAGACGATGGTTTAGCACATGAGTCTATATATAACACTATAGGGAAAATAGGAAAGAATGGCTTTGGTTTAAAAATTAAGTGTGAAAAATATAACCCAGAAATGGGATTGGGTTTTCTAGGTCGTGTATTCATAGACCCTGTTAACACTAAAACTACCATTCAAGATCCCTTAAGAACCATTCGTAAACTGCATTTAACAACTAGACATCATTTAATACCATTAAGTGATGCTTGTCTAGATCGTGTTGAAGGTTATGCCATAACTGATTCGTACACACCTCTTATTAGTGATTATGTTAAATCAATGATTAGGTTACATTCGCCTACTGCTAGTAGTGCTGAAATAAGAG